ATCGCGTCGGCTATCCAGGCATCAGGACACACTCCCAAGGAACTCCGATCAGGGAAGTTCGTAGGCTGGCTCCAAGATGCACTCCCTGATGGTGAAGAAGTGCCGATGAAGCAAGGTAAGAAGAAGATGATCCCAGCGTTGGCCAAGGCTGACGAAGCCTGTCAGCAGTTGCTCGTTCATCCTGAACAGAAGGTCCGTGATCTCCTGATCGGCAGACTGGCAGCGAAGTCCTGGCCCACACACCTCAAACGGGTGGGCAGTCTGGTCTCGCAGCACATAGCCAATGGTGGGTCGCTCCGGGTGCCAATCAAGTACTATGCTTGCCATACAGGCCGGTGGGGTGGGGTCGAGAAGATCAACCTCCAGAACCTCGGAGGTCGAGGTCGAGGCATCGAGAACGACTACCTGATCCAAGTGGTGAAGCAGTTGATCGGTGTCCCTGATGCACTCGGCGTAGCAGACTCGGCTCAGATCGAGGCCCGTGTCTTGGCCTGGCTCGCTGGGCAACAGGACTTGCTCGACGGGTTCGCGGCTGGCGAGGATGTGTACTCAGTGTTTGCTACTCGTCTGTTCGGCTGTGAGGTTCGTAAACCCAAGGACACGGACTCCCCTGATCTCGCCGTGGAGTTGAAGATCAAGCGTGGATTTGGCAAGGACGCTATCCTCGGAGCGGGGTATGGTATGGGGGCAACTCGGTTCTATAATAATTGTATGGCTAATCCTGACCTTCGACCTTTGTTTGATAGTGGACAATATGATTTCAAGTTTATTAAGCAGTTAATCGACTTGTACCGGAGTAAGTACAATAAGATACCAGCCTATTGGACATCAGTGGAGAAAGCGTTTAAGCGGGTGATCCGATTCCCACATCTTGAAGTCGAGGTGGGTTGTGTCACGTTCCGCAACGATCATGGCACGGTCGAGATCGTCCTGCCCTCCAGTCGAGTGCTCTACTATCGTCACTGCAAGGTAGACCGGAAGAACACAATCAAGTGGCACCACGGGACGTTGTGGGGTGGATCAATAACGGAAAATATCGACCAGAGTATCAGCCGTGATCTGCTCGGGTACTGGATATTGAAGTGCGAGGATGCTGGGTTGTCAGTGGTGCTTCATATCCATGATGACATCAAGACCCTGCTCCCCGTCGATCAGGCCGAGGAGATGTTGGAGAAACAGATGGCAATAATGAAAACAACACCAGACTGGGCAAAAGGTTTGCCTATTGACGTGGAAGGACACCTGAGTGAGACACTATGACCAAGAGTAAGAAAGACAAACTCGCCGAGGCCCACACCCTCTACACCGCAGCCAAGAAGGGGCGACCTCCCAAACGCGGTGCGAAGGACGGTTCGATCCCAACCAGAGCAGTCGTGCCGTGTCCTGATCTGCCGGAGCGAGAGGTGTTGAAGCAGTGTCTTGCATGGCTCCGAGCACGTCGAGTGTTCTGTGATCGCCATGACTGTGGATCAGGGCCTGGTCATGCTCGGTACGGGATCAAGGGTGCCGGGGACATCATCGGTATCTTGGACAAGGGTCGTCACTTTGAAGTCGAGACTAAAAAGGGTAAAGGTGGACGGTTGAGTATGGATCAGCAGAAACGAAAGTGGAATATATTTTTGGCAGGTGCTGACTACTTCATAGTCCACGGCATACCGGAGATGGAATACTATTTCAAGGGGTTGATATGAAAATTCATTATTTAACACGACATGAACCTGGTCGTTTCTGCGGGGAACCTGCGTGTGACGGAACGGCATTAGTGAGATCAACGACAGAAGGCACAAGAATACGTAGAAGAGTTACTTGTGTCCGTTGTAAACGAACCAGATTATTCAAAGGGTTGATATGAAAGACGCATGGGTGCTGTTTGTCGTCTTGGCCTTGTGGATGCTATTGGCTTTTCTACTCAACCCTAACTGGGAGAACCTATGAAACCATACCAAGTGACAGTAGAAGTAACGACCACGTACACCGTGGAGGTCCATGCTGAAGACAAACGTGATGCTTGGGATCGAGCTTGGCTGTTGGATTATGATAATGTCGAAGCACAAGGACCGGCAGAGACAACTGAGATCACAGCCGTTAGTGCTTTGAACGATATAGAAGAAATACAGGGGGAGGGTGGGGAATATGAGTGACATAATCAAAATGAGTGCAACCAGCATCGCGTGTTTCAAATCTTGTCCAAAGCGATACTTCTACCGCTACATCCTTGGCCTATCCCCCATCGAGGACACGGACGCCCTCCGGGTTGGTACTCACTATCACGAAATTCAGGAAATATACGACGCCGAGCCGGGTGGAGTGTGTGAGTGTGCGGCGGCACTGACTGACACCGAGAACGTACCCAACCCCTCGTGTGTCCTCTGCGAAGGCACTGGCGTCAACCCCAACGACTCGATGGACGCTGTGATCCGCCATCTCAATGAGCGGTACGCAGTCCCACCCCTGTCCAAGTCATTAGATGAGTGGGAGGTCGAGAAGATCACGATCCTCTACACTCTGATCGGCTATCGCTGGTGGTACGAGCAGCAAGACGCCGAATACACAGTAGAGAGTCTGGAACAGTCGTTCGACATCCCGCTGCTCTCACCGATCACAGGCAAGCCGCTACGAGGTAGACTCCGGGGCAAGATCGACCGGGTGTTCGCATGTGGGGCTAACAGGTTTGTCCACGACTACAAGAGCACGTCTAAGGCCATCGACCCTGATTCGTCGTTCTGGTCTCACCTCACACTGGACACCCAGACCCGGCTCTACACCTACGCCGCTGCTCAGATGGGGTTGGGTATGTGTGGTGTGCTGTACGATGCGTGGCACAAGCCGGGGATCAAGCCGAAGAAGCTGTCGCAGGGAGATAGTAAGAAGTTCGTAGAGGGAACAGCGGGCGAGGAACTCGGAACGATTGTCCACGAGTATTGTGGGGAGGAGTTTGAGGTATTCGAGCCGAACTCAGGCATGTCATACGCTGAGTATGTGGTTACAGTCAACGGCACCCCCGCCGTAGTCGAACCCGGCAAAAAAGAAGGCACCTTCGCCATCAGAGAGACCCCCCAGATGTACGGCGCACGTCTGCTCCAAGACATCACCGAGCGACCGGAGTTCTACTTCGCCCGGAAGGAAGTGGTTCACCATAGCACGAGCATCGAGGCGTTCAAGCATCAGTTGGTCAGTATCTACCGCACGATCCGCCACATGACGAACACGAATCAGTGGTACGAGAATGAGCACGAATGTGAGGCGACGTTCAAGTGTCCATTCATTGAGTTCTGTTATAACAATATCGAACTGGGGCCTGATGAGGTTCCTGATAATTTCACAAAGAGAGGGAGGTGAGAAGAGATGAAGTGTGATGACTGCGGTAAAGAAGGCGCGGTAGAGACGACATGTCCTTTTAATGAAGAAATATATGGTGTGGAAATAAAAGTTTGTCTATGTGACGGTTGTTATCAAGACCGTGCTGATGATATTTGAGGAGATAACCAATGCCAGAAAGACCTAGACAAAAGACCAAAGTCGAACAGATATTCCCAAACGAACTACAACGAATAGAGAACCACGACATCCGCAAGTTCGTAGTGTGGGCCTTTGATAAGTTCGCCCCTGATTATTTCTGGACTTGCCCATGTAGCACGTCAGGCAAGTACCACCCCAAGGTGTCCCTTGGTGTCGGGGGTCTGGTTCGCCATGTCAAACTCGCTGTATGGTGGGGAGAAGAGTTGTTGAGGACGAAGGAGATGTGGCCAGAGCTTGTCAACCACGATACAGAGCACCTGCATGATGAGGTTGTCGCTGCGTTGTTGCTCCACGATCTCGTCAAGAATGGCAGAGGTCTGAACGCAGCGGGGTTCGCTCTGGATCGTGGGGTGACTGGGACGCATGGGTTTGATTTGGCGAGGATGATAGAGCGATCTCTTACTATAGAACCTGTTGGTGATGTCGAGTCCTCAACTCATATCATCCTCGCTGGTATCGCACGTCACATGGGGGTGTGGACTACTGTACTAAGCTATGTCCCTCACAGTAGCTTCACCCGTCTTATCCACCTCGCTGATTACTGTGCGAGTAGAAAAGTTGATGATGAAATGAAACGATTGGAGGCAACCAATGGGTAGACCAACACCACCTAAACCTGGAGCCGGAGCCACTAAAGCCAGACCGGAGGCCAGGAAAACCAAGACGTTCAAGACTGCGACATACGCCCCCGCCAAAAAAGGTAAGCGAATTGTTGTGTATGCTGAGTCAGGGATGGGAAAAACCACGCTCGAATCAATGCTGCCAAACCCCTGGTTCGCCAATTTCAATGGGGGCAGCGACCAACTCGCACACCCTGTTACGGGCAAAGCATTAAACTACATCCCTGGAGTAGAGACTTTTGATGATGTACGAGATGCCTGTCGCCAGACTGACCTATTGTCGCCCGGTGACAGCTTCGTGCTGGACACTGCCACCGAGTTTGAATATGCTGCTTTGTTGTGGACCTTTGCAAATGTCAAACATAAGAAAGAGCCGAGTAAAGTTATCAAGAGCATAGAGGATTATGATTGGGGTGGTGGGTATAGACACCTTTATGACACGATGCGGCTCCCTCTTGCTGACTTTGATTTTCTGGTTGACAGGGGAGTGAACGTAGTTATCTCATGTCAGATGCAGCAGCTTACAGTAACCAGTGCGAGCCACGGCGATCACTTGTGCGATGTGCCGAAACTTCAACAAGCTCACGGCAAGAACAACAATACTCCTTCGGTATGGTCACTGTATGATGAGTGGGCGGATCATGTTTTTATGGTAGATCACGCTGATAAACAAGTGGCAGATGGTCGAGCAATGGGAACCAGTGAACGGGTGATCCGGGTGCACGGGGAGCCGCGATTCAAAGCCAAGTCGAGGTCGATCCCTCACCTGTTCCCAGTCATATCGTTTAGTGATCCAAGTGATGATAGTATCTGGAGGTATTTGTTTGACGAAGCATGGCGTGAGACAGATGAATGGAAAGAGTATCAGAAAGAATTAGGAGGTGGAGAGTGACAGCGATATGTGTAACCCTGATAATTTGTGTGACATTTATCATAGTGCATTTAACTGAAACCAAATAGTAACAGGAGACAGACAATGAGTAATCAAGTAGACAGAGTAGGTACTTTCAGGTTCGATAAAGTACTAAGTGTGAGTTTGAATATAGGCAAGGATGTATCAGAGGATGACCCCCAACCCCGGTCGATTACGTTCAGTGCTCTTCTTCATCTGAGTGAGTTCTGGGACACTGAAATGAGTGAGTGGGTAGATTGGGCTGAGGCCGATGCAGAGATAGTGGCGTTCTTGCCCCTGCATTTCTTTGACTTTAAGAAGACACAGAAACAAGAAGAGTTCTCGATCCGAAAGAAAGTTGTGGAGGTCTTCGGCTGGGATGGTGGATCGTTCAAAGTTTTGTGCACCGGTGATTACAGCGAAGTCAAGGGTCAGGTTCGATTGGCTGACAACACGTATGAGAAAGCCAAATTCCCGTTCAAGGTGGAGTGGCTTGATACTTATGATGCAACACCAGGACGCCAACTCCGCCAAATAACTGGTGAGGATTTGGATAAACTGGATAAGATCATGGTGGGTAAGACTCAGAAGACAGCCAAATCGACCAAGGCTGCGACAGTGAAGGGTAAGGGGAAGGGCAAGCCCACAGGTAGACCGACCGCCCCGAAGGCCACTCCTCCGGCAGAGAAGACCGACGTAGCAGTCGGCAAGTGTACGCTGGATGATGCGTACAACGAGTGCCACGCCCTCAAACGGGATGACGTGACTGATGAACTACTGAACGAACTGTGGGTCAAGGAACTGGCTAAGGTCAACGTAGACGAGAACAAGATCACGGAGGAAGAGGCGTTCGTCATCAAGACGAAGCTGTTGACGGTAACAGCTAAGGTGTAAGGGAGGTCGATATGGCACTGCAAGAGTATGACATCAGCAAAGAGAGTTGGCGGGAATATGATTGGAGCGGTAGAGTTTACCGGATCGACGCCCCAGTACAGTTGTTCCTGCGGCCCGGTGGGTCAACCCACCGAGTTGTAGATGATAAGGGGGTTGTTCACTGTGTCCCATCGGTGGGTGTAATGGGCTGTGTGCTGCGGTGGGTGAACAAGGATGTTGACAACCCTGTGAATTTCTAAAGTGTAAGCAGAGATGTGCTGGTGGGAGCGGTGGCGCGGTAGCGTCAGGATGATCGGGGAGATGGTACTACTATAATCCATATCCCGGTGCAGGACGGAGGTTGTCCTGCCCGCCCCACCTATTTTTGGAGTGACTGAGATGGATATTGGTGAACTTATCACAGAAATACAAAAGGCCAAAAGAGTTTGTATCAAATTAGGTATCGACTGGGAAACTATTCCTTGTGATTATGTTCCACCTAAAAACACAGGCCGACCGGAGTGACTGAGATGATCGGATGGGCAATATACGAGCTAACCCCAGCACCGTGGGGTGACGATTACAGATTCATAGTAATTCGTGATACAGAAAAAGCGGCAAACGAAATATTGGATTTGTTGGACGAAACTGATTACAGTTTTTCTGTGTACAAAATCGTTGAGTTCAAGAGGTAACTGATGCCAGACATCCAAAAACTCTACACCACATACGCTGCCAACACAGCCCGTTTTCCTACCCTCTATGACATACTCGCCGAACAACTCGGGGTGACGCCAGAGGCAGTGACCAAGGCCGAAATTGGATTTATCCCTGTCGATCACAAGGACAACCAGGCGTGGGCATTCGCTGAACGAGACGCCAAGGGCAAGACAGTCGGCATCCATCAACGCCTTGACAACGGGGCTAAGTATGCGGTCCCAGGTTCCAAACGTGGCCTGGCCTATATGGTCAACCGCGACACCACGCAGTATGAGAAGAGTACCTGGGAACGAACCTCGGCAGATTATCCATGTCCACTCTGTAAAGGTGAGAGTTCAGACGGGTCGTTCAAGTCATCTGGGTGTCTGTATCCGAGGGGCGAGTACACCAATCCCAACGCTGTGATCTG